TCGTAGCCGCCCCAAGAGTCCCACCCAAAAATAGCCTTGTAAGTGACGCCCTCTACCTCTATCTCTATTATCCGACTCCAGCTATCTATCTCTTGTTTTAGGCATTTTACTTTCATTACGCTACCTCACTCTCTATCTTTCGTAATACCCACAGTAAAGCCTTCTCCCAACCCTCTAGTAAAGCTCTCTCTTGTTCATCATCACTCTCTATCTCTTCTCGCACACGATCCAATTCATCTATTACTGTATCTTTTAGCATTACGCCACCTCCTCCTCTCCACACTCGCATAAGTGTCCGCAGCTATAACATACCCACACACCCGTAAAGTGTGTGTGATACCCGCTATCGCCCTCACCATTGACCCATAGACCATTACTATTCTTAACTAACTGCATACCATTAACTAGTTTAGTCTCTGCATATTTAGTCATTACTTTCACCCTTTATTCTCTCTATCTTACCGGTTAGTAAGATACTACCTTACTCTACCCCATAGAGGATAGAGCAAGATAGTACGCCACTAACTAATCTTTATAGCGCATAGGCATAAGTAAAGCTCTCCACTCTACCGCCTCACCGGTTAGACGCATTCGCATAGGCTTACCCTCCCCGCCAAAGTAAATCTTAACCGCTTGCCCCTTGCCTACTATCTTAGAATAGTCAGCGAATAGAGCGGGGTTGAAAGCCATAGAGCCAACCGGTATCGGCTCACTCTCTACCGCATTCAATAGGTCAGCAGTAGGCGGAAAGCTACCATCTAATAGCGTTACGGTTAGCGAACCCTCTAATACACTCACGGTTATTAGGTCACCGATCCGATTAAGTGTTACCAGACCAGATTTATTCTCTTTCACTAGCGTACTAATGCGCTTGATGTCTGCCAGAGATACTAGGCTGCGGGTTAGCTCTCCACTCTCTACCTCTATCTTGCCCTCAATTAGACGATATCTATCGGTAGCACGGGCGGTTAGGTACCCGCCCTCTCCCTCTAGCATTACCGCGTTTAGTGCGGGTAAATCCTTATCCTTATGAGCGTGAGTAATCGCGCCCTCTAATAGTTCTCTAAGGCTATCGCCCTCTACCTCTAGCGCGTAGCTTACGCCCGCGCCCTCTACCGCTCTAGTCTGCTCTATTGTGCTCATATCTTCACCCTTTTCTTGTTAGTTATTCGATCCGATTTAGGTAACCGGCCCCCGCCCTCTCCCGCTATCGCGCAAGAGGGCGAGAGTCACCTACCTAGTGAAAGCTGCAGGGTCACACTCTAAGAGGGTGCCCCAACAGTATCCGCGCCCCTCGATATACCAGAGATTCCCGGAGATGTACCAGAGTCCGACAAGGGCCAGGCCTATGGCTATCCCCAAGACTAGCCAACCTCTAGGCGTTAGGTTATTCATCATCGCACTCGCAATCGCTTAGGACATTAGAGCATTCCCCGCACTCTTGCGTGCCCTCATAGTCTGACAGGCCTACACGGTAGGCGATAGGGTCACACTCTTCTAGGGCATAAGCCGTCCCATATTCGTATCCTGCAATCTTCACAGTGCCATAACTAACGTCTAGCATCTCCTTGTACTGTTGCTCAATCTCATAGTCGGATAGTTTAGTCATTACTTATTCTCCTCTTTCATATCGGCTGAGTATTCAATCCAAGCGTCAGTCTCACGAATACCAGAGCCATACACCTCTTCCAGTGCGTAAAGAATACTTAATGCACCTTGAGTGCGTGCGTGTAATTTAACCTGCTCTAGTACTGCATCACTCATATTATTAGTCATTAGTTATCCTCCAATTGATTATTCCAACATATAGCGCATATTGAATTATAAAAGTCAATCCCTGCCCAATATGGGCGCAGGGTCGCCTTGGTTGATTCTGGTAAAAGGTTCTCGCTTGTCTGGCATAGGTCACAATTCATTAGATGGTCTCCTTAGTTAGTAGTGTCTTAGCCTGTTCCCATAGTGTGGATACGATTAGGTCAATATCTTTTAGGTCTTCAATAGAGTCTGCAAGGCCATTAGTTCCATCTAATTCGTAAGTGTTCCAGGTGTAGCCGGTGTCATCAGATAGTGATTCACCGAAAGATATCTCGATGCCATTAGATAACAAGATAGAGATGTAGCCAGGATATTCCCAAGCCACTTTGGAACCGACTGGTGCGGTTAGTTTAATCTGGTGCATCACTAAATGAATGGGATGCGTGTTGCCTTGATTCAGCTGCATAGTCATTAGTCATTCTCCCCGTGAGCGGTTTAGGTAGGTGTTGCTCACTAGATAATTATGGGGTATAGCAAGGCCAAGAGTCAATGACCTAACTATGGGCGATTTAGTCCCGTGTCTTATCGGATCGGATATCTAATCGGATCAATGGAGATAGAGAGCCAGGGCCGAAAGGCCAGGGGCCAGAGTCAATAGGTACAGGGCCAGGCGATACGTAGCTGCAAGGTTGAGAGTCTGCCTAGTATCGAAAGGGCCAGGCCTTGCCTAGTCATTCGGTAGGTCAATGGGTGACTGGTTGGGTGACTGGTGACTGGTTGGGTAGTTAGTGAATGGATAAAGGTTAAGGGTTAGGGGTAGCCGTAGCGGTAGGTAGCCCTCCACGCTTTACTAACTCCCTAGACATCTAGGCCGTAAGTGTCTAACCCTTAGCCATACGGTTAGGGTCTAGGCCGGAACGGGTACCCGGGCATTGTTATTCTGCCAGCGTGTGTCCCTGTACTCCCCAACAAAATATATTTCCTAAAGTGAGATCCCATAATATAGCTCTGACCTGCGGTTATAGTAGGTGTGATACAAGTCACATCTGTAAAACGGGAAATGCGTTAAATTTCCTGCCTTATATATAGTAAGGGGTTTTAATAGGAAAAGCCCTGAGCAGAGACGGTATGGCCTCTAGCGAGGCCCCTAGGCCGAGTTAAGTCTTACCCCTCAGTTCGCTGTAGCTCCCTCGGGCGCTAAGCCCGAACCGCTCTAGTATTTTAGTGGGGATAGCTCTATTAAAAATCTACCGAGACTAGTAAAGATGTAATCCGATTCCGGCCCGTCCCCCATAATTTTAGGAGATCACGTGGCTGAAAATAGTGCTGATATCGCCAAGAGAATTATCCTTGGCTGTGTAGCTGAAGGTATGACCATTGAGGCCGCCTGTACCTCCGCCGGCAAATCAATGAAGACCTACGAGTACTATCGCAGAACTGACAAGATCTTTACAGACAAGGTTGATAGAACACGCCTTGGTCTAAAGGATAAGTCCTTTGCAGCATCTGATGTACACGACCTGAGCTTTCCAGACTTTCGCCAGAAGTACCTACACTCCCGCACTTTCCCACACCAGCAGAATCTGATTGATGTAATAGAAGGCCGAGAACCTGGCTGGCTACATCCTAGTATGAAGTTTGAAAAGGGTCTGGCTAATAACAGAATCCTTCTTAACATTCCGCCCAACCACGCCAAGTCTATGACTGTGACCATTGATTACGTCACCTGGCAGGTGTGTCAGAACCCTAACTTTAGAGTACTTATCGTATCTCAGACGCAGCAGTTAGCTGCAGACTTTCTCTACGCCATCAAGCAACGCCTGACTCATCCAAATTATGAAGCACTCCAACAGGCTTACGCTGCTGGCGTAGGGTTTAACTCTAAGTCAGCCTCGTGGCAGGCTACCCGTGTTACCTTTGGTGATGAGCTTCGTGAGTCCAGCGAAAAGGACCCGAACATCGAAGCCGTTGGTATTGGCGGTCAGATCTACGGTAAGCGTGCCGATATGATTATTGTAGATGACGCAGTAACCTTAAAGAACGCCAATGAGTTTGAGAAGCAGATTAGATGGCTTACCCAGGATGTGCGCTCTCGTTTGAACCCTACTGGTAAATTGATTATTATTGGTACGCGAGTCTCTGCAATAGATTTATACAAGGAGCTACGCTCAGAAGATCGCTACCCTGGTGGCCTTGTCCCTTGGACCTATCTTGCAATGCCGGCTCTGCTTTCTACAGACAATGACCCCGACAAGTGGGAAACCCTCTGGCCTGCTAGTGATGCTCCCTTTGACGGTCAAATGGAATCTGATAAAGATGAGGACGGCCTCTATCCTAGATGGAATGGTCGCAACCTTTACAACGAACGCCAAGCTATGGATGCAAGCACCTGGGCTTTGGTCTATCAACAACAAGATATCTCAGATGATGCCATCTTTGACCCAGTATGTGTGCGAGGTTCTATAGATGGTATGCGTAAAGCAGGTCGCTTGGTTCCTGGTAACCCAGGCCATCCGCGTGATGTCAACGGCTTTTCTTTTATTTGTGGTCTTGATCCCGCTATGGTTGGTGATACAGCCGTCGTTTGTTACGCTGTTGATAGGGCTACACATAAACGCTATATCGTTGATGCTATTAAAATTACTAGGCCAACGCCTGCTGCAATCCGTCAGCTAATCTTTGACTGGACTACCCTCTACTCACCTAGTGAGTGGATAGTAGAGAAGAACGCATTTCAATCTTTCTTAACTCAGGATGAAGGTATCCGTGCAAACTTGGCTAGCCGAGGAGTGCTACTGCGGGAACACCATACTGGAACCAACAAGTGGGACTCAGGCTTTGGAGTTGCATCAATGTCAACTTTGTTTGGCACCAAGCAATTCGATGGCAAGCACCACCGCGATAACCTTATTCACTTACCTTCAGATCAAACTGAAAACGTTAAGGCGCTCATTGAGCAATTGATTACGTGGTCACCTACCACTAAAGGCAAGACCGATATGGTAATGGCTCTGTGGTTCTGTGAGATTAGAGCACGTGAGATGCTCAACCAAGGACTACACAAGACCCACCATATGAAAAACCCTTTCCTATCTCGCCAAGAGGTAGGCAAACGAACAGTTATCAACATAGATGAACTGCTCGCAGAGAAAGACCGTACGTTCATCTAACAAGGAGATAACAATGGCAAAAAAAGAAACAGTTATTAAAATAAGCAATTACTCAACAAAAAGCAAGCCACCTCTTTCAAAAGAAGGCAAGGCAATTGCTGCAAGCCAAAAAGCAACACGAAGAGTTGCAAATGATAAGTGGAGTCCTGCATATGCAGAATATACAACTGCAGAAAAGAATGCAATTAAAGCCAAGAATGTAAGAAAAGCAATTGACCTTGGCAAAACTGCAGGCCGTGCTAAAAACATAATTGCAAAAAATAAAAAGGCCGCAGCAAAGAAGATGAAGTAATGGCTGCAAAGAAGCCAACACCAAAGGCAACAAAAGCACCTGTAAAAAAGAAGGTGCTAGTAATGCCTGACAAGATTTCTCCATCTAAGATGACACCTGCACAAAAGGCTCGTTATCTAAAGAACCCAGAACGCTACAACGGTTAAGGACCCCCATTGTTATCAGTCAAAGAAGTAGACGCTAAGCTAGCACGCTTACGTACGCGCTCATCAGCGCGAGATCAACGTATGCGTGATGTGCTCTCAGTGCGTCAGGGTGATATCTCTAAGGTATACCCAGCAATGTTTTCAGAGGAATACCCAAAGCCTCTGGTTGCAAACTTCATTGACGTTGCAGCACGTGACTTAGCAGAGGCAATGGCACCGTTGCCATCTCTTAACTGCTCAGCAACTAATATGGTTTCAGATGCAGCACGCAAAGCAGCAGATACTAGAACTCGTATTGCAAACTTTTATGTAACAAACTCTGACCTACAACTGCAGATGTACACAGCAGCAGACTGGTATAACACCTATGGTCTTGGTATCGGTATGGTTGAGATGGATTACGATGACAACAATCCACGTATCCGTATGCTCAACCCATTTGGTACCTACCCAGAGTTAGATCGTTATGGTCGCGTCTTATCTGTTACTCAGGTCATCGTTACCGATGCAGAGACGTTAGGCGCTCAGTACCCAGAGTTTTACGATTTAATCTTAGGTCGAAACCAGTATGGCCTTTCTTCTCCTTATATCTCAATGGTCAAGTATCACGACAAAGAACAAGACCTGCTCTACTTACCAGAGCGAAAGAACCTAGTTCTATCACGCACACCAAACATCTTAGGTAAAGCAATGGCATCTGTCATTATGCGTGCCTCCCTTGATGGTGAAGCACGTGGACAGTTTGATGATGTTCTATCAGTTCAGCTTGCCCGTGCTCGCTTTGCAATCTTGCAGATTCAAGCCGCAGAAAAATCTATCCAAGCACCTATTGCTATCCCACAAGATGTGCAAGAACTTGCTCTTGGACCAGATTCCATTATGCGCTCTGCCAATCCACAAGGTATTCGCCGTGTTGCATTAGACCTACCACCTGGCATCTTTGCAGAATCAGGTGTACTAGAGCGTGAACTACGCCTTGGTGCTCGTTATCCAGAAAGCCGTTCAGGTAACATTGACGCATCAGTAGTTACTGGTCGCGGTGTACAAGCCTTACAAGCTGGCTTTGATACACAGATCAAGGCAGCACAAGCACAGTTTGCTCGTATGTTCCAAGAACTTATCTCAGTATGCTTTGAAGCAGACGAGAAAGTCTTTGGTGGTATTCCAAAGACCATCAAGGGAACAGATGACGGAACACCTTATGTTCTCAAGTACACACCATCTCGTGACATCAAGGGTGAGTACAACGTAGATGTACGTTACGGAATTATGTCTGGTATGGACCCTAACCGTGCCATCATTGCTTTACTACAAATGCGTTCAGACAAGCTCGTATCTCGTGACTATGTACGTCGTGAGATTCCAATGGACTTAAATGTTACGCAGGAGGAACAACGTGTTGATATCGAAGAAATGCGCGATTCTCTGCGGGTGGCTGTTGCTCAGTATGCTCAAGCAATTCCAGCCCTTGCAGCGCAAGGCCAAGACCCTAGTGAGATTATCTCACGTATCGCATCTGTTATCCAAGGTCGTCAAAAGGGACAGTCATTAGAATCAGTTATTGAAAAAGCATTTACACCAGAACCACCTCCAGCCCAGCAGATGCCACCTATGGCACCAGGTATGGAGCAACAGCTTCCAGCAGCAGGTGCGGCCCCCGCTCCTGCCTCGCAGCAACCTCCACAAGAACAAGCTGGTCAGGCCCCTGCTGCTGGTCAAAAACCCGATATAGCCCAACTACTAGCTGGTATCACCGGCGCAGCATAATCAGAGGAGGTGTAATATGAACAAAGGATCACGTGCAGCAGCACCAATGTCAAAGGCCGTCGAAGGCAAGAAGGATACCTCCAAGCCAGCAGGACCAGGCAAGGTAGTACCATCAATGATGCCAGCAGGACGACGCGGAAACGCAGTCAAAAAAGGATAATAACTTTTTAACGGAGGGTGTACTGGGCGATGAAAGATGATAATTATGTTCCTCGTCCAGTACGCTTTCTTGATTTTGTTGTTGTAGGCGTAGGCTTTATACACAACATTGCATCATCTATTGAAACTTTAACAGGTGAGTTAATGGAGTTAGCAATTTATCATTCAAATCATCTTACTCAAACCAATAGGGCTTGGGAAGATATGACAGCAGATTTAGAAAGTTTAGAGGAGGACAAATGACAACTGCACCGATGAACCCAAAAGCAGGCGTATCAGGTCCAGGTAAGTACTCAGTTCGTACCGATAATTTACAAATGGGTTCCACAGCATACGGTGAAGGCGTTGAGACGCAGGCTATTAAGTCAGGTGCTCCGCTTTCTACAACTCCAGATGTCAACCCTGCTCGCGCAGGCGATGTCCGTGCAGCAGCAGGACAGACACCGGTTACAGGTTTATATGCACCATCAGATGAAGTACGACCAATTACTGCAGGTTTAGATCGCGGTCCAGGTCCTGGTTCTAGCGCTTTAATGATGAACAAATCAGTAGTAAAACTTTCAGATTCTTTAGCAGCAATGCTGCCTTACGATACTACTGGCGAGATTGCGGTCCTGTACCAAGAAGCACTAGCGCAAGGTAACTAATGGCTGATAACATCAAAGCAGCCTCTCTTGCAGCAAACCTTCAGGGTCAATCAAAGAAGCAAGTTGACGATTTAGTCAAATCTCTCTTTGTCCACAGAGAATTATCTAACCTTCCTAAAGAGGTAGCTGCGGCTAAGTACGCACAATTGCCTCCAGATCAACAAGCAGATCTTGTTAAAAAGTATGGAACAGAAGACCCAATTACTAAGCCTTCTCGTGGTTGGTTTGGAACTGCTTGGCATTATGCAGCAAGCTACAATCCAATTACGCTTGCATTCAAGGGCGCTATTGAGGTATCAGATGCAATGACTCGCGCCTATCGCGCCGTTGCTATTCCATTATCTGAAGGAGAAATTGGATTTGCTTGGGATAAAGCAAGCGATAAAGGCGATAAAGTTTTCAATGAAGGACGCATCGAAGATGCTAAAGCAAAGTATGGACGCGATGCAGTAGATATTGCTATGCGTATTAAGTCTGGTGAAGATGTTGGCAAGTTATTTGCAACAGCTACACCTGAACAACAGAAGTACATTATGTTGGCAGACCCACTTAACAAGTCTATTCCAAATGTTACTAACGTAGATACTGCTCGTGAATTATTTAATGACACTCTTGCAGAAGTAGATAGAGCAAAGTTCTCACCAGGTCGTCAGATTGCTAACGCCATCCTTCCTGAAGCACTTGAAAAGAATGGGCTAGCCTATGGCTTAGTCTCTGGCAGTGCAGATACAGCATTTCGTTTATTTGCAGACCCTCTTGTAGTTGCATCTAAACTACGCAGTCTTTATGTAATCAGCAAATACTCACTTGATGTTGTCACTAAGGGCGAAAAGGTAGCAGATTACTTTGCTAATCCTACTGCCACAGCATTCTGGGACCAATACGGAACCGCCTTGGCTAAGTATACTGGACTGCAAAAGTCCAATAGCAAGGGAAAAGATTTAGTAGAGGCACGTGATGATCTTAAAAGATTAGCTCCTGAGTTTGGTCAAGAAGTAATCAGAGTATTCCAAAAGGCTGAAGTAGTAGATGCTAATACAGCAAAGGCTTTCTTGTTAAACACAGAAGAAGCTGTTGGTTTATTAAAAGGATCTGTAGGTCGCAAGCGCATTATTCTTCCACGTTTGGACGCACAACGTAAAGCACGTGTAGCAATTGTTACTGGTGCCGATAAGGTTATTAACATTGACCGTTTTGCTCCTAGAATTATAGACGACCTATATGGTCAACTATCAGATACAGATGGAATCCGTAAGACACTTACTGAAGATGCTACAATTCTTGGCGAAAAGATAAAGCAATCTAAAGACTTAAAAGAGTTTGTTCGTTTGCCATCCAGAGCCATCGGAGCACGTCTAGACAAGTTTAAGTCAAAGTTTAACATTGCTCCTATGTTCAAAGATGACATATTTGATGTCACTGCAGCAGATGCTTCAACACAGGTCTATCGTCTAGCACGTCTTGTAATGACTAAATACGATTCAAAAATGATTGCAGAAACTTTTGAAGCAGCAGCAGATGATATTGGTAAGCGCAAGGAAATGGTCAAAGGCATCTGGGGAACTATCGCAGAAGCACGTGGCCTAAACCTTACAGAAGCCGGTCAGAAGATTGTCAATCAGACTGTTACTAAGGGTGATGCTAAGTTCTCTGTAGCAAACTTTGCTGATGACTTTCAGGATCTTGGTGCAATCCCATCTGACTATAATCCTTTTATGACTACGCCTAGCCTTGTAGATATTGACAGAGCAGCAGCACGTAGTGGTCTTATTAACAAGATGTTTGGTCAAGCTAATAAAAAATGGGTAGATGATATGACTGGATACTGGTCATTCTTAACCCTTGCTGGTCCACGCTATGCTATTCGTAACGCATCTGAAGACTTAATGGTTCACCTTGCTATCGGTGGTAGTCCTTGGGGTCTTGCTAAGAGTCGCTATCTTTCTACTCGTGTCAACACAGCATTAGAGGGCGCAAGAAAAACTAGCACCTGGTCAGATAATCCATTAGGTGGAGTTCTAAGACTTCTTAATAAAAAAGAAGCAGCTAAGTTTGAGGCTGAAATTACAGCAGTTGATGATGTAATTGTTAAAGCACGCAATGAAATTAAATTAAAAAGAGAAGCAATGAAGATTACGACAGATCCTGTCGCTAAAGCATCTATTGCTGCGGAGATTGAAACTCTTAAAGCATCCACAGTTGGTGGTGCAGTAGGACAGACTCGTCGCATTATTGCTACATCTCTTACATCTGGACGAGTTAATCGTTACCGTGAAGCATTAGGTATGAAGCCTATGTTTGAAGAAGAGGCTGCAATCCTTGCAGAGCATCTTGTATACGGAAACTTAGATAACTCTTTGGCTATGGTTTCTGAAGGTGCAGGCAACTTTGCTACCGGTGGCGACTTCATAACAAGGTCAACTATCTTTACCCGTTCACACGGAGTTCGTAGCGAAGCTCTCATAATCAATGAGCCAAAGGCTACAAAGTATGGAGTTGCAAGAGCAGATCGTGAATATCGTGCTCGCTCATTGGGTAACCAAGATGAAGCAGCACTACTTACCTGGCTTATGCGTATTAACTATTACTCAAATGATAGACTTGGCGCAATCGCTGTAGCAAACCTTGATGATAAAGAACTTGCCATTGCAAAAATTATGGATTGGATGGATGCGAACCCATCTTTCCGCAAAGAAGCACAACTTGCAGCAAAAAACATTGATGAAAGACAACACGCTGAGATTGTTTACAATCGAGCTAGAGAAATCTTTGAAAAGCGTGGAACTGCAGCAGGTGCTGATAAAGATATCAATTTAGAACTTCTTAATAAGATTCGTGTGCGAAACGACCAAGGAGATTACATTATCTCTGGTCAATTATCACTAGATGATGTCTCTAAGTTAGATGATGCTGATATTCCAGGCTATGTTCTTGGACCTGCATTGGTTCCTTTGTCAGAATCTGGTAACGTAACTGCATCAATGATATCAAAGGGATGGACTTGGTTAGGTCTTGCTAACTCACGTATGTCTCGTCAACCTATTGTCTTTAATGAAATCATTAGCATTCGCAAGCAGATGAAGAAGTCTGGCTTTGAAGATGCGTATGTTCAATCTGTTGTTAGCAAGGTTGACCAAGCAGATCCAAAGAAGATTGCTGCAGCTACAGAGCGTGCTAAGCGTCAGTTTGCAACTATAGTTGAAGAGCGTGCGGTATCTCAAGTACTGCAGTATGTGGATAACCCACTAGTTCGTACACAATTAGCATTTGGAGCACGTAACTTCTCACGCTTCTATCGTGCTACTGAGGACTTCTATCGTCGTATGTCTCGTGTTGTTGCCTATAACCCAATGGCTATTCGCAAAGCAGCGTTAACATATGATGGAATCAGCCATAATGGTTGGATTCAAGAGGATGACCAAGGCGAAAAGTACTTTGTCTACCCAGGTATTGAACCTATTTATGCAGCAGTGCGTACCGCAATGACAACATTGGGTATCCCTGCTGACTTTAAGACACCATTCCCAGTACAATTTGGCGCACAGGTCAAGATGCTTACCCCATCTTTGAACCAAGATTCTCTTATTCCTACATTTTCAGGTCCACTTGCCGGTGTATCTATGAAAGTCATATCAAACTTAGTAGATGTTGCTGGAGCACCAGGTGCTGCAGACACAATTACTCAGTTAAGTATGGGTAAGTATGCAGTAGATCGCTCATTTGTATCAGCATTCTTACCAGCACACATCAATCGTCTATACGAGACTATGAATACAGATGAGCGTGACTCACAGTATGCAAGTGCGTGGCGTAAAGCGGTAACATATCTTGAAGCAGGTGGTCACGGACTGCCTGAAAGATACGATGAGACTGGTAATCTCATTCCTCCAAGCATTCAAGAACAAGAACAGTACCGTCAACGAATCAAGAACACAGTGCTTGGTATTCTTGGTACTAGATTTGTATTTGGTTTCTTTGCTCCAGCATCGCCACAGGTTCAGCTCAAGGCTGATATGGCTACTTGGATTAAAGACAACGGAAAGACTAACTTTAAGCAGGCTTGGAATGGTTTACTAGACCAGTATCCAGGAGATTACGACGCAGCTATGGCTAAATGGGTGGAGTTATTTCCTAATGAAATCCCATTCACTGTATCAGAGTCCGAAAAGAAGACTGTTGCTGTTATCAAATATGCAGAAGAATCAGGCACGTTTGTAGAAAAGAACAAGGACCTCTTTGAACGCTATCCGCAAGGAGCGGCGTTCTTAATCCCACACAAGTCAGGTTTCTCTTGGGATGCTTACAAGACTATGAAGGATATGGGTCTAAAGTACAACAAGCGTGTAGATGAATACCTGCGTGAAGTACAAACTGCTGCAGATCTACAGGTTTATTACAGCAAAAAGAACGATTACGAAGTTTCTTTAACAACTAAGATTACAGACTTTGAACGCACTATGGCTCGTGAAGAGTTCCAGACTTGGGCTAAGACATTCAAGGCTGGACGACCATTAGTTCAAGAAGAACTCTCAGAAGGTGGCAAGAAGGCTATTGAGCGTATCAACGCTATTGATGACCTTCGCAAACTGCTCAATGACAAGACTGTAACAACACGCAGCCCTGTACAAAAGTCTCTCAAAGAGATGCTTGATGTCTATGATTCTTACAAGATGCAAAGACAAGCAATGGACACTCTTTCTGGAACTAGAAATCTTGTTGCATTTATGAAAGATTCTGCAATCATTAAGATGCGTGAACTTTCAAAAGCAAATGAAAATACTATGAGTGCCTACAATACATTGTTTGCATCGTTATTAGGAGATACTAATGGTTGAGCCAACTTACTCTGGTCCAGATGCTGCGCGAGCAATGGCTGCTCCTGCAACACAAACTAGTGGATTAGCCTCTAGTAGCGAAATTGCCTTTGACGTTTTCGTAAAGGGTATCTCACAAGCCTCTAATGATGCACGCCTTGCTTTGGCACAAAGATTAAAAGATGCAGGCATTTGGAAAGGCAAAGTATCAAGCAAGTTTGATCTTAAGTATTATACAGCTTTAGCAAAGTTAGAAGAAAAGTACCAAGGTCAAGTAGCACTAGACAAGATGGTTGGAGCAACTACTCCTACTGCACGCTATGATGTCCTTGCTGATATTATTGCAAATGGAGATGAAGATGGTGGCCCAAAGACCACCAAGCAAACTTATGTAACTAGCGCATCTCAAACCGCTAAACTGCTTAACGCAGTTGCTGTAGATTTACTTGAGCGTAACTTAACTAAGGCAGAACAAGCCAAGTACCTCAAGATGATTAACGCTGAACAGCGCAGACAACCTTCTGTCCAAACATCAGGTGATGGTTTTACAACCACTATGGGTGGCGTAGACGAACAACAGCTTATTACAGAAAAATTACAGGCAACCTCAGAGGCGAAGAATGTACGTGCAACTGATGCGTACACAGTCCTTATGAAAGAATTTGGAGGCCTGCGCTAATGGCAGTTAATGTAAATAAGTTAATTGAAGATGCTAAGAAGGCTCAGGCAACAGCACGTACTGCTGCTGAAAAAGCACAAGCACAGGCAGAAAAAGATAAGATAGATAATGAAACACGTGCGCGTTCTAAAAATCAAATGGATTATGCTGACACCTTAAAGCCAAGATTAGCAGACTATGAAGCACAACTTGAGATTTGGGCTAATAAGATTGCTCGTGGAGATAAGTTATCTAAAACAGAACAAAGAGAATTTGATAAATTAGTTAAAGACTATAACTCTGTTAATAAAACAATTGATGCTGCAATAAAGAAATCTAATGATATTCTCATAGAAGCACGTAGAAAAGTCTCATCAACACCATCTGCTACTCCATCAATGGGCGCTCCTACTGGGACACCTGTACAAGCACCTGGCGCACCAGTAGCAACCTCGACTACTGGTATTGAAACTACTCCAGCTAAAACAGATAAAATTACAGGCACTCCTCCGCCAAAGAAAGATTCAACAAAAACTCCACCACCAAAGGTAGAGACTCCTATAGATAGAGAAGCCGAAGCGTTAGGTGCTGCAGCTACTGCTGCAGATTTTGCACTACCAGAAACTTTGTTCAAGAATATACCAAGTCTTAATGCAATACTTAAAAAGTATGTGAATACACCTGGTATGACAACTGCTGCTTTGCTAAAAGAAATCCGTAACGACCTTTGGTACAAGCAGAACTCTCAAGAAATCAAAGAACGTTATGTTCAGTATTACAACTATCGTGACTTGCAGGCATCAGGTCGTGCTCAAGGCACTACTGATTATGAAATGCAGATTAACAAGATTGTTGCAAGCCTGACAAAGAAGGCAGCTAAACTAGGTTCAGCAGCAGCATCAGACCCTGCAGCCTTACGCAAAGCAGCAGAAAACCTTTACATTACTAACCGTAGTGAAGATGATTCCTTTATCACAGACTTTCTTGCAGCATCTATTCGTCCAGTATCTGGAATGATTGGTGGCAAAGTAACTGAAGGATATTCAGGAGAAGCACTTGCTAACTACAAACTGCTTGTTACTGCAGCACGTGATAATGGATTCCAAGTAAGTGACATAATTCCAGGTGGCTCTAATGAACAACAAGTTCTTCAAGGTATTGCCTCTGGTCAAATTGACGTTAACCGTGTAATTGCAGATGCTCGTAAATTAGCATCACAGGGTCAGCCTACTTATGTTCGTGACTTACTTTCCCAAGGTTATAGCCTTAAGCAAGTCTTTGCTCCTTACCGTGAGGTGATGGCTAACGTACTTGAAATAGGTGACTCAGACCAGATTGATCTTAACGATCCATTACTTCGTTCTGCTATTACTGATAAAGGCGATATGAACCTTTATGACTTTAGAAAATCTTTACGTGCAGATAATCGTTGGCAATATACAGACCAAGCACGTAGTGATGTTTCATCAATGACTTTAGAGGTCCTTCGTGACTTCGGATTCCAGGGGTAAACAATGGGTGCATACGAAGACGCAGCCGAAGCGCGTATAGCTGCTGCAAAAGCAACAGCAGCAGCAGCAGATGCAGCAGAAAAAGCAAGAATTACTGCAATGGGACAAGCAAACGCTGCATCAAAACCTTTAACTCGTGCTCAACAAGTAACTGCAAATCGCCTTGCAACATCTCCTGTTGCTCAAGAAGCAGCAAGAACAACTGCAGCATTGAAATCTTTTACTGCTAAAGGTGGACTCCTTGGAGTCCCAGGCTCTAATCTTCAAGGTTCTACAGGTCCAACAGGTTCTACAGGACCAAACGGTTCTACGGGTCCAACTGGTTCTACTGGTCCAACTGGCACACCTACAGGTACACCTACAGGTACGGATACACCTGGTCAAGTTTATACAGCACCTGATGGCAGAATTTTTACAGACGTTAATACATACAACGCTTATATTGCTAAAGTAAAAGCAGATGAAAAGGCACTGGCTGGTAAGTCTGCTTACGACATTCTTTATGGTGAGTTTAATAAATACGGTATGGGTTCTTTAATTGAACCATTAAAAAAGTTTATTCAAGATGGTTTGTCAAAGTCTGAACTCGTATTAAAGTTGCGTGAAACACCACAATATCAGGAGCGCTTTGCAGCAAATGCACTTCGTATTAAAAATGGGTTTGCAGCTATTGATGAAGCAACCTATTTAGATCTTGAAGATAAGTACCAAAGTATTATGATGAATTATGGTTTACCAGCATCCTATTACGAACGAGGTGCTTTAGGTAAGCAAGCAGGATTTGAAAACCTTATTGGTGGCAACGTTGATCCTATTACTTTAGAAGAGCGTATTATGGAAGGCCAGAAAGTTCTCAAGGGTAGCAAAGATATTAAAGATGCAATTGGTCAATTCTATCCAGGTCTTAACAACAGCGATTTCCTTGCCTATGTACTTGACCCAAAGAATGCTTTGGCTGAGATTAAACGTAAGGTAGCTGCTGCTGAAATTGGTGGCTCTGCAATTCAATCAGGGTTAACAACTAACGTTGGACGCGCAGAAGAACTAGTAGCACAGGGCATTACTAAAGCGCAAGCACAACAGGGCTACGGCACTATTGGTGGCGGCCTGCAGCGTGGCTCACAACTTGCATCTATCTATGGAGAAGACCCATACACACAGACTACTGCTGAGAAGGAAGTCTTTGGACTTGCTGGAAAGACAGAAGCAGAGAAGCAACGTAAGAAACTTACCGGACTTGAGAAGGCCACCTTTAGTGGTCAAAGCGGAATCTCATCTGGAGCACTCACGCGTGACCGCGCTGGCGCTTACTAAATAAATAAACCTGCCAATGGGACGACTGGTCCATTGGAGCGACAACAAAACCAGGAGTAGGAGCCATACCGTTTCCCCAAACGAATATGAGGCCTATGCCAACAACTAATAGGGAGAAGGACCACTATGTCCAATTACGACTACGAGGATGATGACGACTTCACAGAAGACACATCAAATGACCTTGTTAAACAACTACGCAAGGCATCAAAACAAAAAGATAAAGAACTGCAAGAACTTCGTTCTCAGTTTGAATCTTTGAGTAAAGGCCAGCGTGAAAGAGCAATCAAGGATGCCCTCGCAGCTCGCGGGGTAAACAGCAAAATTGCTGCATTTATCCCACAGGATATAGACCCAACTGAAGAGTCTGTATCTAAATGGCTTGAAGACTATGCCGATGTAT